CAGATGATATAGTGAGCTTATGACGATAGAAAATGAAAATAAAGAAATTCAACCAGAGGTTGAAGAAATACAGGTAGAGGTTACTGATTCTGAATCACAGGAGGTATCTCAAGATACTTCTAGTGAAGATGAACTTGAAAATTACACAAAAGGTGTATCTAAAAGAATTAATAAATTAAATGCTAGAAAAAGAGCTGCTGAGGAAAAAGCACAAGCTTTAGAGCAAGCATTACAGCAAAAAGAGGCTGAGGTACACAATTATTATCAGCACGCGGTTCAGGCACAACAAAATTCTCTTGCTAAAGATGAAGAATTGATGTCTATAAAAGAACGTGAGGCAAATGAATTATTTAAAAAAGCACATGAGTCTGGTGATGCTGAAATGATTTCTAAGGCAGATAGTCTTAAAAATGAAGTTTCTATACAAAAAGAAAAAGTAAGAATAGCAAAACAAAGACAAGAAGAATCATATAATCAAACACAAGTACAACCACAAGTACAACCACAAGTACAAGCGCAGGCACAAGAACAACCAGGCCCAACACAAGAAGCTTTAGATTGGGCATCTGAAAACAAATGGTTTGGTGAAAATGCAGAAGCAACACAATATGCGCAATTTACTCATGTAAATTTAATTAATGAAGGATTTGAACCAGATTCAAATGAGTATTACAATGAATTAAACCAAAGAATTAATAAAGTTTATCCCGATTTAAAATCGGATAATGCTGAAAAAAGTGAGGGCAGACCCGCTGTGCAAAGAGTCGCCTCAGCCTCCGTAGGAGGTCGGCAAAAAACACAAGGCAAAAAGAACGGTGTGCAATTTTCAAAAACAGAAGTTGACAGACTCCGTGGATTAAAGCCATACGGCATGACAGAAGACGTTTGGTTAAAATCCGTTGCTAAAGAAAAACAACGAATTGCATCTAGGGAGGCAAAATGACAACAGAAGAAAATAATGAAATGACACATTCCAGAAATTCCCGTGAATCCGAGCAACACGCTAAAAATACTCGTAGACAACCATGGCGACCAGTAAGAAAACTTGAAACTCCTCCGCCACCAGAAGGGTACGAATATCGTTGGATAAGAGAATCCATGCTAGGGCAAGAGGACAAAGCAAATGTAAGTAGAAGAATTAGAGAAGGATGGGAACTCGTAAGAGGAACAGACTTACCTAGTGAATATGCTTATCCTACTGCTGATGAAGGTGCACATGCTGGTCTTGTTTATAGTGAAGGACTTTTATTAGCAAAAATACCTATTGAAACAAAGGAACAGCGTAACGAATATTACGAGGACCAAACCCGTCTTAAAAAAGAGGCTTTAGATAACAATATGTTTTCTGATGCTAAAAAAGATGGTAGATATGTTAAGTATGATGCTGATAGAAGGTCCAATGTTACTTTTGGTAAAAAGTAATAATCATATTTAGGAGAATGAAAAATGGCTAATAAAGATAGCGCATTTGGATGTAAACCTGTTCGTATGATGGGCGGAGCACCCTATTCTGGCGGTCAAAGCCGATATAGGATTGCTAGTGGAGCTACAACACCTATTTTCCAAGGCGACTTGGTAACTCAGCTTACAGCTGGGGTTATAGGTAGACACACCGCAACTGGAACCGTTCCGATTGTTGGAGTGTTTAATGGTGTTCAGTACACTGACCCAACCACAGGCGAACAAGTGTTTAAAAACTATTATCCTGGAAGCATCGCTGCTTCTGATATAATAGCAAGCGTCGTTGATGACCCTAATGTTGTTTTTGAAATACAAGGAGATGCAGCAATGCCTGTAGCCGACTTGTTTGGAAATTTTGACATTGTTGATGGTTCACCAGTCGGCGATACTTCATCTGGGATTTCTAACATGGAAATTGCAGTTAGCACTGGTAATACCACTGCTACTCTGCCTTTAAAAGCGTTAGATATATCTCAGGACCCTGATAACGATGATGTTTCATCATCAAATACTAATGTCCTTTGTGTCATACAGAATCATATCTGTGGACAAAAAGGTGCTGGTTTAGCATAAGGAGATAAATAATGGCAATTTCAAGAGCACAATTAGCGAAAGAGCTAGAGCCTGGTCTAAACGCACTTTTTGGGATGTCCTATGATGAATATAACGAGGAATATAAAGATATTTTCGTTATTGAAGATTCTAATAGAGCATTTGAAGAAGAGGTCTTGGTAACAGGGTTTGGTTCCGCACCACTTAAGTCCGAAGGACAAGGGGTTCAATTTGACAATGCATCTGAAAGTTACAGTGCACGTTATACACACGATACAGTGGCGTTAGCGTTTGCTTTAACAGAAGAAAGTGTTGAAGACAACCTTTATGACTCACTCGGAAAAAGATATGTTAAAGCATTAGCAAAATCAATGGCTAACACTAAGGAAGTCAAAGGTGCTGATGTTTTAAATAATGCTTTCTCATCTAGCTTCACAGGAGGCGATGGTGTATCACTTATTAACACTGCACACCCACTTTCAGGTGGTGGTACAGCTGCGAACAGAGCTACTACTATGGCTGACTTAAATGAGGCTTCATTAGAAGACGCATTAATAGATATTTCAACCTTTACAGATGATAGAGGTTTAACAATTTCTGTGCAGGCGGACAAAATTATTGTCCCACCACAATTAGTTTTTGTGGCTGACAGAATTTTAAACTCTCAGCAAAGGTCTGGAACAGCTGATAATGACATTAACGCAATTAAAAACACAGGTGTATTACCTGGTGGTTATGCAGTTAATCATTATCTTTCTGACCCAGATGCTTTCTTCATCCTTACATCTGTTAATAGCTCAGGCGAAGGTCTAAAAATGTTCCAAAGGTCTCCAATGGAAACCTCTATGGAACCAGACTTTTCTACTGGCAATATCAGATATAAAGCAAGGGAAAGATATAGCTTCGGTTTCTCTGATTGGAGAGGAATCTACGGCTCGCAAGGTGCATAGTTAGAAGTTCGTAATACACTTTTTTACTCAGTATTACAATAAAAGGGCCAGTTAGGCCCTTTTTTTTGTCCAAAAAAAGTTAAATTAATTGTTGTAAATAGTTGTAAATAGTTGCAAATAAGTGTAATATAAAGATATGGGAAATTTAATTGTTAATGAAAAAGGAGGCAGTATGAAATTAATAACTAAAGAAATTATGGATAAGCTTAAAGCAAATCCTAGGGGGCATGATAATAACAAACCATGGCTTAAGTTATTTAATCCAGTTGGTGCAGCAACTTGGTTAATATCAGAAATTGGAGAGGACGGAGATACTTTGTTTGGACTATGTGATTTAGGGTTTGGTCATCCCGAGCTGGGTTATGTAAGATTGAGTGAAATAAAAAATGTTGATTTACCTTTTGGTATGAAGATTGAAAGAGATACCAGTTGGGAACCAACTAAAACAGTGGTTGAATATGCCGATGAATGGAGGGCAATATGACTTACTTAATAGATGAAAAACATAATGATAATGCTAGGACTTCACAAAGGAATAGCTTTGAGAATCATTTTAGTAATTATTTAACCAATGCACTTGTAGATACTGTTTCAAGTGATGAGATAGTTCAACAACAATTAGAAAGTTGCACTTTAGATGTTAAAGAAACTAATAACGATAGTTTTCAAATAGTTATTAATGTTGATTATGCAAGGGATTATGGTAAATAACATGAAACAATCAATCAAAGATTATTTAGATGAAGTTTGGATTACAACAGAATTTACAAATATTGTTAAAAAATCAACGCAGAAGCATTTAATCCAAATGTGTTTATTAGTAGTTACAAAAATGACTACTAATTCTTTTAAGAAATTTATTAAACTTTATAAAGAACAAGAAAATGAAAACAATAACTAAAATATTTGTAGACATGGACGGTGTTCTTGCTGACTTTGTAAGAGGAGTGCAAGGGCCTAAATACTTAAATGGTCCGTTAGTCAGCGAGAATACTTATGATGATAGAAAAGTTGAGCTATCTAATAAAGGTCTTTTTGCAGATTTGCCACCTATGGCAGATATGTATTCTTTAATTGAATATATAAAAACCTTTGGAGTAGATTGGGAAATACTTACCGCATCTGGTGTGCTTAACAGAACCAAAGTAGTGCAAGACAAAATCTATTGGATTAGAAAATATGTAGATAAAGATGTTTTAATTACAGCGACATTAAAAGGCAAGCATAAAGCTGTTTATGCCAGACCTGATTATGTGTTGATTGACGATAGAAAGGATAACATAGAGGCCTGGACCAATGCAGGTGGTATAGGAATATTGCATACCAGCGCAGCTGATACTATAAAACAACTTAGAAATTACCAAGACACTTTGGTTGCACAAAATACAGCCTAGTAGTATTATTTAAGATGTTGAACTAATTGTTGCGGGCATGGTGCTCGTAATGGCTAAATTATAGGAGGCTGATTATGACAACGCATTTTACTTCGGGTGTTACCAATGTTTCTGGAGACGGTACATTAGGTAAATTAAAATCTCCCGCACCACATAAGTATCATTCATATTTTAACGATTTTGATACTTACCTAGCGTCCGATTGGACAATAACTACAACTGAGGATGGGACTGGTTCTGCAACAGAGGCATTAGCCGATGGTGATGGCGGACTTTTATTAGTAACAAACGCCGCTGG